CGCCTTCTGCGCGGCCGCGTTCCGCTCCGCGGCCTGCTCCCGGGTGCGGGCCAGGTTCCGCTCCGCGTCCTCCACGGCCTGCGCGGCGGCCTGCTGCGCCTTCGCCGACGCCGCGGCGGACGCCGCCGCGGTCGCCGACCCTGCCTGCATGTCCTGGTAGCCCTTCAGGCCCGCCTTGAACGTGGAGTCGAACGCCATGCCGACCACGGCCGTCGCGGACTTCACCGCGATCATCGCCCCCGCCACGGCCGCCAGGCCCCCGGCGAGCGGGCCGAGCGCCCCGACCACGGCGACCGCCGCCGCGCCGAGCGAAGCGAGCGCCCCCGCCCCCGTGTTGAACAGGGCGATGTAGACGGGCAGCTTCATCTGGCTCATGAGGGTGCCCATGAGGTCGAACCCGTCCCCGGCGTCCTTCGAGGACTTCCCCAGCCCGGACAGGGCGTTCCCGAGCCCACCGGCCCCGGACTGCGTGTTCTTCAGGTGCCCGTTCAGCGTGGACGTGGCGGCCCCCGCCGCCGTCATCTGTGCGATGAGAGTGCGGAGCTTGTCGTTGAGGTCGTCCACGGCCCGGGACGCGGCGATCGCGTGCATCGCCAGGTCCGACAGCTTGTCGTTCAGGTCGCGGATCGCGGCGTTCGCCCCGGTCGCGGCCGACGAGTCGACCTGGATCCGCAGCGTCGGGTTCATCGCCGCGACCCGGGCGGCGAGCGTGTCCACGTCGCGCTGCGCGGTGGCGACCTGCGACGAGTCGACCCGAATGTTGATCTCGGGGCGGAGGGTGGCGAGGCGGGCGGCGAGGACGTCGGCCTGCCGCTGCGCGGCCGCGAGCTGCGACGAGTCCACGGTGACCGTGACCGTCGGCCGCATCGACGCGAGCCGGGCCGCCAGGGCGTCCGCGGCCCGCTGCGCGGCCGTCAGCTCCGAGCTGTCGGTGGCGACCCGAATCTGCGGAGACATGCCGCGCAGCCGGGCCGCGAGGGAGTCCGCGGCCCGCTCCGCGGCCGCCAGCTCCGAGGTGTCCACCCGGACCTGGACCTGCGGGTCCAGCCCGCCGATCCGGCGGGCCGCCGCGTCCGCCTCCGCGGCCGCCGGCCGCAGCTCCGACACGTCGCCGCGGACGTGGACAGTCGGGGTGAGCGCGCCGACCTGCCGGGCCAGCGCCTCCGCCTCCCGCTGCGCGCCCGCCAGCTCGGAGGTGTCGACCCGCATCCGCAGGTTGAGGTTGAGCGCCCGGACCTTGTCGTTGAGCTCCGTGGCGGCCCGCCCGGCGGCCTGCAGATCGGAGTAGTCGAGCCGGATCGCCGCGGACGACGCGAGGTCGGGCAGCTTCGCGCCCTGCGCGGCCGCCTCCGCCTTCTGCAGGTCCGAGTAGTCGACCCGGACCCGGATCGTCGGGGACATGGCGGCGATGCGGGCGTCGAGCGCGTCGGCGGCGCGCTGCGCGGTTTCCAGCTCCGACGAGTCGACCCGGATGGTGATCGTCGGGGTCATGCGGGCTAGGCGGGCGGACAGGGCGTCCGCGGCCCGCTCGGCGGCGTTGATGTCCGAGTAGTCGACGCGCAGCCGGTGCACGTCGCGGGCAAGCCCTGCGAGGCGGGCGGCGAGCGAGTCGGCCTGCCGGGTGGCGGCGTCCAGCGACCCGGCGTCGACCCGGACCCGCACGTCCGGCATGCGGGCCAGCGCGGACTGCAGGTCGTCCACCGCGGCGCGGGCGGCCTGCACCTGCGCGTCATCCACCCGGATGCGAGGCGAGCGGCGCTCCAGGTCGGTGAGGGCCTGCTCGAGCACCGACGCCTGCCGCGACGCCGACGTCAGCTGCGAATCATCGACCCGGATGGTGACCGACGTGTCGAGGGCCGCGACCTTGCCGCGCAGCTCGTCCACGGCCCGGGAGGCGAGCGTGGCCTGCGACGCGAGCCGGTCCATGCGGTCGGCGAGGCCGCCCAGCGCCCGGTCGGCGACCTGCGCGGACCCGGCGATCTCCCGCATCCGCCGGTCGAACGTGTCACCGAACTGCTCGGCGGCGCGGGCCGCCCGCTCGAGCGACGAGTAGTCGACGCGGACGGCCTGGACGAGGGCGGGGAGGTCGATCGTTGCCACGGCCGCCTCCCCTACTCACCCTTCTCGATCTTCAAGCCCATGCTGCGGACCTGGGCGAACAGGTCGGTGAACGTCCCCTTCCGCTTCCTGGGCGCGTTGGAGTGCTGTTCGGCGTACGCCTCGATGACGTGCGCGACCTGCGCCGGGCTCAGGCTCCAGAACTCGGCGATGGGCCGTCCGGTGCGGGACCAGGCAGCGACCCACTCGTGCCACTCGATGCGGTCAGAGCCTCGCCGTCGTCGGCGAGAATCTCCCTCAGCCCCTCGTCCAGCAGCCTCGCCCGCTCCGCCGCGCTCGCCCGCACCCCGCGGGCGATCACTTCCCCCACGCGCTCCGGCGGGACGCCGTTGGCGAGCATGAACGCCGCGCCGATCGCCGTGGAGTAGTCGTCGGTGCCGCCGTCGATCATGCGGAGCCCCGCGGCCCGGCGGGGCTCCTCCCACACGATCGCCAACGTGTCGAGCAGCGTGGAAAACGGCTTCGACGCGAGGGCCTCCTGCCACTGCTGCAGGCCGCCCCACTTCTCCTCGAGGTCGGCGAGGCCGAGGTTCGTCAGCCGCACCCACATCTCGACCTCGACCGGGTCACCGGCCTGCGTGACAAGACGCCGATAGGGCAGCGCCGGGTTGCCGTCGGGCCCGGTCTCCAGGGCGTGGACCGGGACGGGAATGCCCTTGTTCTTGAGGACCGAGGCGGGGACTTCTCGGATCGTCACGAGCTGCCCCGGCTCAGGCCGCGGTGGCGAGCGCGCCGAACGCGGTCGCTGTAGCCGGAAGCGGGGTCGAGGCCGACATGAGGCGGAGCCGCCCGAACGCGCCGTTGTTCGCGGGCTGCCCGGAGATCGCCATCGTCGGCTGCCCGAAGTTGTCGGTCGAGCCGTTCAGGAGACGGCCGCCGGTCAGCTGCGCCTTGAACAGGTAGCCGTGGAGCGCGCCGAGGCCGGTGTCGAGGTCCATGATGGCGAACGCGACCCCGAAGTAGGGGAGGCTGTTCGTGCCGCCGAGCGACCAGTCCGCGGACCCCGCCGCGTCGGTGATCACGCCGCCGAGCAGGGTCTTGATGACCTCGAGGGACACCTTGCCGTAGGTGGCGGAGATGTTCAGCGCGTCGACGCGGCCCTTGCGGGCGATGACGCGGGCGTCGCCCTTGAGCTGGGCGGTGGCGAAGTTCGGGTCGAGCGACACCTCGGCGATGCCGGGGGCGTCCACCGGCTCCCCGTACGTGGGGGCCGCCGTGCCGTCCACCGGGTCGGTGAGCAGCGGGTACAGGTGGAAGTCGTGGACGTCGTAGGTGACGGTCTCGTGCTGGATCGGGGTGACGGACACGGCGAGGAATCCTCCGCAGACGGTCGAGCTTCGGGCCGAGCTAGGGGTGGAGCCGGGCCGGAACGCTGCGGGTCGTCCGGGGTGTCGCTAGGTCGCTGCCCGGCCGTGCTGGACGGCGACCGTAAGGGCATGGTGCACCACCAGGCCGTCCGGGTCCGGTATGCGCGCCGTGGACTGCAGGCGTGTCGCCCGCGTCTCGCCGTCGAGAACGAGGCGGGCACCGTCGAGCAGGGCCTCGAGCTGGACGAGCAGGTCGTCGGACTCGTCGCGGGCGCGCTGCCACAGATCCCACTGCATGAGCCGGGACCGCATGATGGTGCGCCCGTCGCCGCGCAGCGACGGGGAGACGGAGATCGGGTCGGTGAAGGTGAGGTACGGCATCGTCGCGCCTTCGGGTGCCCGGTCGCGGAACACGCGGGCGTTGACGATTCCGGCGGCGACGATCCGGGCGCGCATCGCCCCGCCGGGCGTGGGTCCGGGCATCAGGAGTAGTCCACGCCGGTGCGCGGGTCGTAGCCGTCGGACCAGGCGCGGGTGGAGGCGTCGATCACGGCGGGGACGGGGGTGCCGTCGCGGTAGCGGGGGTCGAGGGTGGCGAACACGGCCTGCGCCCACGCGACCAGCGCCGCGCCCTGTTCGGGGGTGGCGGTGCCGTTGAGGTAGACGTCGATCCAGTAGTCCCCGGCGGGCAGGGGGGCGGTGAAGTCGCCGTTGTTGTCGGTCCAGCCGACGGGGCCAGTGTCGTCCGCGTTCGCGTACGGCAGCATTTCGTCGTAGGCGTCGGCGATCCACGCGGCGAACGTGTCGACTGTCGGGTCCGGGGTGCCGGGATAGATCTGCACCGAGCCGCCCTGCGCGACCAGGAAGTCGGGCGGCGGCTGCCGCCACGCGTCGGGCAGCATCCCGCCCGGCCAGTGGATCTTCGCGGCGGCGTTGAAGTAGTCGCCGACCTGCTGGGCGAACGTGGGCATCAGGTCGCCCCTCTCTCGCGGCGGACGATGCCGAGCGCGGCGGCCTGCCCGATCGCGCCGAGCGACTCGTTCACCGCCGGGCGCAGGTGCGGGCGGGCCGCCATGTGGCGGGTGCCGAACTCGAGGAACAGGCCGAGCTCGCGGGGCTCGTGGTGCTGCTCCAGGTGGGCGGGGTCGGGGTAGACGAGCGCCTCGTAGATCGAGCCGGTCAGCTGCTGCGTCTTCCACGTCCACGACGCCCGGTAGGTGCCGGTGTCGACGGCCGGGGGCTGGCCGGGGGCGGACGCCCGGTGCGCGGCCTTCACCCCGTTGCGGGTGCGGACGTACAGCCTGCCGGTGCCCGGCTGGGACAGCTTGACCTTGACGGCGTTGGTGAGGACGATCCCGGCCTGGTCGAGGTCGTGGTCCTGGGCGGCCGCGGCCCGCAGGGCGCGGGCGAGGGCGTGCGACGGGCTGCCGGGCATCAGGCGTTCACCGGCTCATCGGACATCCGCGACAGCAGGCACCGCACCGTCAACGGCGTCGGATGCACCGCGCTGATCCGGTACGTCCCGTCGAGGAAGCGGTCCACCCCTCTGACGGTGACGGCGTCGGACTCGTCCACCTCGGTAGTGCGCGGGAGCTGCACGACGGCGTGCACCGTCACGCCCTGGGAGTTGGCCCACTGCTGCTCCTCTTCGGAGACGAACGCGACGTAGCCGCGGACGGGGGTGGAGACGATCGGCGTGGTCCACCGGCCTTCCTCGTCCACGACCGCGTCACCCGCGGTGGAGCGGTCAATCCGCAGCAGGCCGATGCCGCCCTCGCCGTGGATGAACACCCACGGAATGTCGGGGAGGCGAGCGAGGCTCACGCGACCACGACCCGCCGGTAGATGCCGAGGTCGCGCAGGTCGGCGTCGGAGAAGTCGGCCAGGGCGGCGGTCTCCTTCGCGGCCTGCACGGCGGCGAGCTGCAGCCGGGCGCGCTGCTCGTACTGGACGTGCAGCCCTTCGACGGAGAACGACTGGATGCCCTCCGGCGGCTTGGGGACGGTGAGCGCCCCGGCGGCGGGCTGCCCCGTGCCCTGCTCTTCGGCGGTGAGTAGCGACCCGGCGAACCCCTGCGCCTTGCGGATCAGGAGGGCCTTCACGGCGGGCAGGTTCACCCCGTCGAGCCCGGCGGTGTACCGCACCCACAGCTGCAGGCCGGGGACCGCCCAGCCGGGCGGCAGGCCGGGGACGTCCGCCGGGGCGGGCAGGGTGATGTCGGCGGACGCGGGACCGGCGACGGTGGCGGACACGCCCTGCAGGCGGCCCCACAGCGGGCGCGGCGGGGCGACCTCGAGGACGGCGATCACCGGGGTGTGGGTGAACAGCGGCATGCCGTTGGGGGCGACCTGCACGAGCTCGCGGTGCTCGACCGGGCGCAGGGACCGGCCGAGGCGGGCCTCGAGCCGGGCGGTCAGGCCCTCGAGGTGGATTTGCAGGGCGTCGCGCTGCTCGTCGGTGACGTCGCCGTAGTCGCCGGAGGCGAGTAGCTCGTCCACGGTGACGATCGTGAACCCGGCCGGGGGTGGGGGGCCGGGGGCGAACGGGTCGCGCAGCACCCGCACCGTCAGGTGCTTGTCGTTCGGGAACGACAGGGGCCGCCCGTCGGACCAGGTGGCGATGAACCGGGCGACGAAGTCGCCGGGGTGGTCGGTTTCCCCGCCCGCCCAGCGGTACTCGGCGATCCCGCCCGGCCCGTCGAGGACGGGGGCCGGGTTGTTGACGACGAGGCCGCCTCCGGCGCGGCCCATCTTGAACACCACGGCCGCGCCGTTCAGGTCCACGGGATGGCCGAGGGCGTCGGTGAACGCGGCCCGCACCGAGGGCAGCAGGTCGCCCTGGGTCAGCGTCAGGTCCGGCACGGGGGCCTCCTCATGTCCGTCCGTCGATCCTGGCGGCCCGGGCGGCCGGGGCGAGGATGACACGCCCGCCTCCGGCGGTGAGCCGTACCTGCCCGGCGGCGCGGGCGACCCCGGCGTGGACGGGGGCGTGCAGGCCGACGGGGTGGCGGACGACGAGGACGCGGTCGACGAGGCCTGTGACGGGCACGTCTCCGGCGGCCCGGATGGTGGCCTGCCGCCGGGCGTTCGCGGTGGCGGCGAGCGCAACGTTTCCGACTGCCGTGGCCGCACGAATAACGGCGGCGGCGGCCCGGCCGGTGACCGGCACGGTGCCGACGGCGGTGGCGGCGCGGAGCAGCGCGGCGACGGTGGCGGTGGCGGCGAGCCCGAGTGGGCCGGTGGCGGCGGCGGCGGCGACGAGGGAGGCGGATGCGTCCCCGGCGACCGGCACTGCCCCGGCGGCCGGGGCGGGCAGGGTGTGCACGGCGCGGGCCGCCCCGGCGATCGGCACGGTGCCGACGGCGGCGGCGAGGCGGCGGGCGGCGGCGCGGGCCGCCCCGGCGATGGGGACGGGGCCGACGGCGGCGGTGGTGCGGGTGGTGACCGCCCGGGCGGTGGCGGTGAGCCCGAGCGGGCCGACGGCGGCGGCGAGCCGGGCGGCGAGCGCGGCGGCCGTGCCGGTGACGGGGACTGCCCCGGCGGCGGCCGCGTGCGCCCGCGTGGCGGCCCGGGCGGACCCGGCGAGCCCGAGCGGGCCTGCCGCGGTGGTGGTGCGGCGGGTGGCCGCTGTGGCGGTTTCGGCGAGGTCCACGGAGCCGACGGCGGCGGCTGGCAGCGTGGCTCCTCCGGCGACCCGGGAGGCGGTGACGTCGGGGGCGGCGAGCCCGACCCGGGACGTGCCGCCGGAGATGATCGGGTCCACGAAGTACGACGAGTTCGCGTAGGAGCTAAACGGCTCCGTGAGGCCCTGGCCGTCCCACTCGTCGTAGTGGAAGGTGCCCATCCGCATCGAGATCGGGCCGTTGACCCGCACACTGTCGAAGTACGAATGCTCGTACACGTACTGCGCGGTGTACCCGTCGGCGGTGTACCCAGCGGGGATGAGCCTCTGGTGGTGCACGGCGGCGATGAACTCCACGCCGTCCGTGTCGTAGGTGTTCGCCAGCCACACCGGGGCCGGGAAGCGCGCCTCGTGCCAGCCTGGCTCGATGGTGTCCGGCACCGGAGCCGACGCCAGCAGGTCGCGGTCGCTGTAGCCGGTCACGGCGCGGAAGATGCCGATGGTGCGGCGCACCGGCACGCCGATCTGGCCGCTGTCGGTCCAGGTGGGCTGCCAGAACCGGATGCCCTCGCACCACGCGCCCGCGCCGGGCACGACCAGGTGGAACACGGTGCCGAGGGTCAGGTTGCTCGGGTCGTACGGCGTGTAGGTCGACGGCGACGCCCCGGCGAAGCCCGTCCACTCCGCGTACGCGGCGAGCGGCGGCGCGGGATGCTGCACCGTCGCGGCTGCCGCGTCGCCCAGCTGCACCGCCCCGGCCGCGGACGCGGGATGCTGCACCGACCC